AAATGTTTCGTTCACTGATTTGACTGGCTACAAGATTTTTAAGTGGGTGTGGATCAACTGCCATCCATCCATCCAAGATGCCGCGTTTCAGTTTCAGGTAAACGCATCTGGTCAAACTGGTTATAACGAGACAATAACCTCTACAACTTTTAACGCTAGACATTCTGAAAGTGATGCAACAGCAGATTTAACTTACAGAACCGACATAGATCAGGCGCAAGGAACAAGTTTCCAGACCATTAGCATCGATCAAAACTTTGCCAACGACGAATGTACTTCCGGGGAGTTATTCCTGTTCAATCCGCAATCCACCGTTTTCGTTAAACATTTTTACGCAACGGCAAACGGCATTCAAGACACACCGTTGTTCAACAATTTAAGGACTGCGGGGTACATAAATACCACAGCCGCAATTACAGAACTCAGCCTTAAATTTAGTAGCGGAAACGTAGATGACGGCACGATAAAACAATACGGACTGGTGGCATCATGAGCGGAAAACTAACACTCATCAGTTCAGCGGTTGTTACAAGTCCAACATCGACGGTAGATTTTACTAGCGGGATTGACAGCACTTATGACGAGTATCAGTTTTGGTTTTTCGGTGTTAAAGATTCCGCACAGAACGAACTAAGAATTGTTGCAAACGATGGAGGATGGGGAGTCGTAAAAACCTCAACATTTTTTCAAGCGCGTCAACATGAGAATGGATCAACCTCTGCTTTGGAATATTTAACAGGTCATGACCAAGCGCAATCGACAGGGCAGTTGCACATAACGAAAGAAACTGAAAGTCTTTCCGATGACCAGATGTGCGGGTGTTTTCAATTATTTAATCCAAGTTCGACGACGAAAGTGAAACACTTTATGTCGAGAGCATGTCATCACAATACGTCTGGCGGCCCCGGCGATGTGTTTGTCGCGGGCTACTACAACACGACCTCGGCAATCACGGGTATCCGATTCGACCCCGGAAACACTGCCGGCGGTGACACAATTTCACGAGGCGAATTTTACCTTTTCGGAGTTAGTTAAATGCATAAAATAGTAAACGGTCAGCGCGTAGAACTTACCGACGCTGAAGTAGAACGACGCGAAGCAGAAGAAGCGGCATGGAACGCAGGAGCGTTTGATCGTGCTATTGCTGATCTTCGCTCCCGCCGGAACCAACTGCTTGCATCAAGCGACTGGACTCAAGTAGCGGATGTTGCGCTCACAGTAGAACAGGACACCGCATGGCGTGATTATCGCCAAGCCCTCCGCGATCTTCCGGCAGGGCTGAGAACCGCTGATGATGTGGGAGCGGTGGAATTTCCGACTGCGCCTTAATGATGACAGGTCATCAGAAACCGGCCATCAAACCGGCCATCAAACCGGTCATGACCAGTATCGCCAAACTCAAAAAGAAGTGGCTGAAAGACCCAAAGGTCAATGAAGCCTTTGAGAAGATGCGTCCAGAATTTTTGAAACGGAAGCGTCGGATCGTTTCACAAAGTCATAATAATGCAACAAAAATATGATACCCCAACCGGACATTTAACTGGACATTTCACAGAGATAAATGCCTCTGATAAACATTGAGAACCTTGGCGAACTCGGAATAGTCAAGGACATTCCTTCTTACCAGCTTCCCCAAAATGCTTGGTCGGACGGAAACAACGTCAGAACATTAGATAACGCGATAAAGAAGGTAGACGGCTACCAGGAAATTATCTCCTCCTGTCCGATTGCCCCTTACTTTGTTTTCCCGTTAGAAAGCGGGTCTAACTACTTCTGGATTGCTGCCGGATTAAACAAAGTCTACGCACATAACGGCTCTTCTTGGTCTAACATAACAAGGCAATCAGGCGGGAGTGACGTAAATTACTCTGCCACTGCTGTTAAGTCATGGACGGCTTGTGTTGTAGGGGGTGTGCTAATTCTGGACAACGGGGTAGACGACCCACAGGAATGGCCCTTAACTTCCGGCGCTGCTTCTGCCTCTACCAGACTACAGGACTTGTCCAACTGGCCCGCCTCTACAGAGTGCGAGGTCATGCGCTCGTTCAAGACCTTTTTAATTGCGTTAGACGTTACCAAGTCCTCCGTAAATTATTCCAGATTGGTGAAGTGGAGCCATGAGGCGGCGACTCAGGCTGTGCCTACTTCCTGGGATGAGACTGATGGTACGAAATCAAGCGGTGAGTATGAACTCTCTGCAACGCCCGGAAGAGTGCTAGACGGTATCCCGGTGGGTGATAACTTCCTTATTTTGAAGGATGACAGCACCTATCTTATGTCGTATGTCGGCACTCCCTTTATCTTTGCCTTCGACATTATTTCTTCCACAATCGGCGGTCTTTCCAAAAACTGTGCCGCAGAGTACGAAGGTGGTGTGTTCTTTATGGGGAACTCCGACCTCTACACCACGGACGGAAGAACGGTAAACCCACTTTTACCAAACAGACTGCGCCGATATCTGACGGACAACCTCTCCGGAACGAACTTCAACAGATCCGTTGTTGTCCCTGATTACACCCGTAAGGAAATGATGGCTTGCTTCCCGACCACTTCCTCTACCTATTGCGATAAAGCAATTATCTGGAACTGGTCTACCAACACCTTTACGTTGCGTGACCTTCCCGATATTTCCCACGCGGCTTACGGTGTGAAAGCAATCGCATCTGACTACGACTCCAACCTCTTGAATGTTGTTCTCGTTGACCCAGGTAATTCCAAAATATACCGGGACAACTACGGCAACACGGAAGATGGCACAAATATGACCTCCTACATTTCAAGAGAAGGTTATACGATGAATTCTGAGGGCATAAACGACGCCCACGCGATAAAACAACTCCGCGCTATTTACCCGAAATTAAGCTGCACCGGCAGTGTGAACTTTTATGTTTCCTCCACTATGGACGCAGACGATACGATTTCTTGGGGCAGTGCGATCAGTTTTAACCCTGATAGTCAGTCCAAAGTACCTTGCCGTACTACAGGAAGGTATATCGGGGTAAAAGTCGAATCAGACGGTGATGTGGACTGGAAACTACATGGTATGCAGTTAGACATTATCAACAAAGGCAACAGGGGTGGTCAGAGTTACTGATGAACGAAGATAAAACCCAACGCCAAATCGTCCGATATACCCCAAACCCCCCGCCCAGAGGCAAAGTCGATCCTGAACTTCTTGCTCAGTATATGTATCAGGAGTTTAAGAAGATCTCCTACGTTATCGACAACCTTTCCAAAAACCGTTTTGAAGTCTTGTACGAGTATCCGGAAAAACCACGGGAGGGGGATGTTATCTACGCTGACGGGACTAATTTAGATCCCACCGGCTTTGGTCTTGCTGGTTTGTTTGTCTACGACTCTACGGGGCAGTGGAATTGATAAGACCCATGCAACCGGAGGACATAGACGCTGTGCTTTCCCTTGCAAAACAAATGCAGCAGGAAGGGGCATACAAAGATATCAGCTTTGATGACCAAGTATTTATCGGCACTGTTGCTGACTGTATGAAAAATGGATTTGCCTGGGTCGGGGAAGCAGACGGCAAAGTGGTGTCCGGGTTTCTCGCCAACATTACCCCGTACATTTTCTCCAGAGAAAAAATGGCGTGTGATTACGGTGTGTTTACCAACAAGGAATATCGTAAAACCCGTTTAGCGTTCAGGATGCTTGAGGAATACATAAAGTGGGGAAAAGAACAGAACGCGAGGGAAATAATGATTGGCGCAAGTGAAGGATTTGAACAAACGTATGCAGAACGATTGGGAAGATTTTTGCAAAAAAGACTTGGCTTTAAACCAGCCGGTCACTGGTACAAGTTGAGGAACTGATATGTGTAGAGGTGGTGGACAAGTCACACGGACAGAACCGTGGGAAGAACAGAAGCCGTATCTTGTAAGCGGTTTTGAAAAAGCGGGTGAACTGTTTGGAGAAGGTATGCCCGAATACTACAGTGGCGATACGGTAGCTGGGTTTACCGGCGCGGGAAGTGGCGCACAGTCCGGAATTCAGAACTACGTCACAGGGGGCAGGGCAACGGCACAACAGACCGCAGCAGAAGATTCACTCCGGCGAATGTTATCCGGCGATGTGGATGACGCTAAGTTCAACCCCGTAATGGATGCAATGACCCGCTCCGTCATGGGCAAACTGACCTCCGATATGCTTCCCCAAGTACAGGAAAACATTACCACCTACATTCCTGGTGGCGGGAGCAGAGGCGACATTGTGACCGGAAATGTAACTACGTCTGCCATACAGAAACTTGCCGACGAGGTATCCAAAAACCGTTACGCCGCTTATCAGGATGCACAACAGCTACAGGCGCAAGCTGGACAGCTTTACCCCTCCATTATGGGCGCACCTATTCAGGCGTATGCAAGTCTCGGTGATGTTGGGGAGCAACAGCGGCAGCTTGCACAGCAAAAATTGGATGCCGGAATGGATAAATACGAATACACCGCTATGGCTCCCCGCCACAATTTACAGGACTACATGGCGAATATCAGTGGCGAGTACGGTGGAACCACTCGCGCTCCGTCACTTATCCAGAGCTTGCTAGGAGGTATTATCTGATGTCTTGGTGGGTTCCTATTGCTACCATGTTAGGTAGCGCCGCACTCTCAAGAAACCAGCAAGCCAGTCAGCCTGTCAGAGCCGGAAACCGGAATTTGCTAGCCAGCCGACCTGCTATTTCTCTTTCCCCGAAAAGAGGTGCTTATAGTCTTATGACAATGCCGCCCGTGGGTTATCAGGCTGCCTCCCCTGCAAGCAACATCCCCGCAGCTACGTTAGATGCTGGAGGTGGAGCGACAGATCCCTCTATGAGTATGGCTTCAGCGGTTAATCTAGCGCGAATGGGTAGAGGACTTAACGAAGGAGGATTCCCCAAAAAAACACCGCCCCAAGGTCGTTCCACACCTGTCGGAATGGCTGGCACTGGACAAATCAGGAACGTACCTAACCATCTATGGGGTCAGGGAATTACGACACCAGCCCAATACGATGCTTACTTAGCTTCACAAAACAGTCAGAAAGCAAATTCAGGCCCACTTTACGGGAACATTTTTACACGCGAACAGTTGTGGGAACAGGAAATGATGAGGAGATACAAAAACAGCCTAGACCAAGGACAGACAATAAGGCCGTTACTGTGGGGTCTTTTGGGAGGAATGGGATGAGTTATTTTCTAATGAACAATCAAGGTTTCAACGTAGATCCGGGTTTTAGTATTTCCCCGTATCCAAATGTTCCTGTGTTTGGTCAAAATGCCCCCCCGCTAGAGGTTCAGCCAGACACACCTACCCCACTATTTCAACCAATTCCTGATGCCTCCCCGCAAGGTAGTAATCCGAATACTCAGACCTCAGATCACGATATTTACGATATCGGTATGGGTGGTGGTTTTGCTGGTGGTGGCTATGGGGGTGACGGGAGAAATTGGGATGATTGGATAAAACATGAGAAAGAAGAGAACGAGAAGGATCGGGCAATTAAAAGAGAAATAGAAGCGGAAAAACGAAGGGCAGAAAGAGAACATTCCAAAAGACAAGCCAAAGTCGCCTATTGGGGTATGGGGGCAGATGTCCTACAGCAAGCAATAAAACCCCCTCCAGCCGTAACTGTAGGATCAACCAAACAGAATCCCGAATTGGTTATGTTTCGTAGACGGAGGGGAGGTCTTTTAGGTGGCTAACGGCTTACTAACACAAGCGGAAAAACCATTTTTTTCGTTGTCAATGCCGCTTGACCAGTCCATGAGTCGGGCAGAGTCATCGCCGTATCAACCGCAGTTACCTCAATCTTATGAGCCGTATGATCTGAAATCGCTTGTTTCCAATACGTTCCAAGCAGAACGGGGTCAGATAGAACAACTTACTGATATGTCTGAGAGGTTCAGGCAACGTGCAGCGTTGACCGGAAATGCGCTTGAAAGGAAACGATTGAACGCACAAGCAACAATCTGGGAGAACAGAGCGACAGGTTTGGTAGAGAAGATTGGTGAATCTACGACTGATGATACCGTGGAGGAGTTGCAAGGAATATTTGCGAATCTAAAGAAGCAAGGAAAACTTCCTCAAACTGAATCGCAATACGCCCAATTTATGTTCAATCATGGGTACAACGATAAAGAAGATCACGATACCTACAAGTTCGTGTGGTCTAGCTTTGGTTCTCCAAGCACTTATAAGCCAGGAACTTTGTTCAACAAACAAGGTGAGTCTCAGGTCTATGAAAGCAGAGCGCAAGAAATAAAGGCGCGACAAGAGGGGTATTATTTGAGTTCACCCCCTACCCTTGGGAACCAAAAGACGATAACACAGGATGGCGTGGTTTATTATCTTGATCCTATAACTGGTGGATATGTTCCGGCTATCGGCCCCAAGAGCATTGATTACGAAAAAGATTACATCCCTGTTACTGAGGATGAAAAGGTCTTAGTGGGCAACGATGGGCAGTTAATTTATCCACAAGGAATTAAGCTGTCACCGGGAGGCTTACAGAAGCGGGTCGATTACTGGCGCAAGAATACTGGTGCTGATAACTCTGACAAAAAACCTTTGACCGAAATCGAATACTACAAAGATCAGGCAGAGAGAGTATTTATCGGTCTTGCCCAAAATAATACTGTTGGTGATATAGCGGCAATCAACGCTTTGCAAAGAATGATTGACCCTGGTGTAAGCGTTAGAGAAGGGGATGTAACGCTACTAGAAATGGCAACTCCGTGGGTGAGCTACTTGGCCCTCTTGAAAGAGAAAGCTACAGGAGGAGGTCGGTTTCTACAGGAAGAGCGAGAGAAAATGGCAAATTTGGCCCGTCTAATGGCAGAGTACGTCAGAGAAAGCCGCGTAACCGAGCTAGATAATATGGCGTTGTTAATGAGAGCGGATTCTCCACAATTAACGGTCAAAAGAGTGTTTGGCGAGGGTCGGCTTGAAGAATTAAGAAATCCGCTCAAATTCACGGATATCTCTGGAGCGACAGAATCACCACAAGAAGAGGCAGTAGATGAATCTATCGGGTCTACGCCAGAGTATCAATTTGAAGCAACAGAGGAAGAGTTACAATTTTTTACCCCAGGAACCGTAATCAAACTTCCTGACGGCAGAATAGTGAGGATCAAATAGATGGCTAACTATGAAGTCCTTTACGATCCGAATGAGGAACGTTCCGGGTGGCAAGGAAAATTGCAGTATGCGGAGGGTCTAGCTGGGCAAGTTGCTCAAGGTCTGACATTCGGCTGGAGTGACGAGTTAGCGGCAAGATTGAGGTCGATAACGTCTGATGAAACTTACGAAGATGCATTAGCGGCTGAACGAAGAAATATTGAGCGGTTTAGAGAACAAAATCCAAAGTTAAGCCTTGGCGCGGAGGTTGCTGGTGGGTTCGCGCCGCCAGCGCGGTTGTTGAGTTTGGGCGGGAAGGCTATCAACACCGGTAGGGCTATCACTGCTGGGACTGTCGGGGGAGGACTGTATGGCGCTGGTGCTTCCGAAGAGGGGGATAGATTAACCGGCGCAGCGGTGGGAGGCAGTTTAGGCGGGATTACGGCTGGGATGTTGCACCCGTTGTTAGGTGGCCTGACGAGAAGGCTTGCTAGAGGTCGAGGCAATGACGCACAGTTGCGGGCGACAGACCAAATTCAGAACATGGCTAAAAAGGATCTTTCGCCGCGAGAACTGGCCCAACTAAGGCGGCAAGGTTTAGCCCCTACAGAAGCGTACCGTGGCGATGTAAAAGGAGATACTGCATTAGTGGACGCTGGCGGGGATCATGTTCGCGCCTATGGGGAGGGTGTAGCAAATACGGGGATTGATTCTCAAGTAATAGCTGCACAGATGGTTGAGCCACGCAAGGGTGGAGAATATTTGAGGGTGATGGGCGAGATGGCCCGACTAATGGGTGGCCGACTTGATGCCGACTCATGGGTTGATGATGTGCTTAAAACAGCCAGTAATCACTCTGCCCCTTTTTATCAAAGAGCGTATCGTATGGAACGCTTGCCTATGGCAACTTTTCGTAAAGCATTTATTGAGAGCGGAAGTGAGTTTAGAAAGGCTTACAACAAGGCAAGCAACATAATCCGTCAGGAAGTAGCGGCTGGGAAAGAAGGTCTGGATGAATCTGATTTACTTCCTTCTTGGGATGATTTTCTTGCACAAGAAACGGTTTCAACTAAGGTATTGCATCAGATTAAACGGGGTCTTGATATTCGGATCTATGGCAAGAAACGCCCCGAAAGAGGGATATCGAAGGATGAAATTGATGCTTTAGAGGGTCTGAAAGATACCTTTAATACCATGATTGGACGGCTTAATCCTGATTATGCACGGGCAAATAAGATATTCAGTCTAGGGCAGAGAGTGAGAGAGGCTGTAGAGAACGGGTCGAAACTCCGATTACGGAACGATGGAATAAATAAGATTCGCAAAGAATATGCCAAATTAAAAACTGAGCTTGAGCGCCAAGCGTATCGCTCTGGAGCCTTACAGGAATTGGCGACTCTTTTCCGAAAAAACCAAGATGTAGATATCGCTGGTTATCTTGGTCGGAATAACGAGTTACGCGATAGGCTACGGATTCTTTTCCCAGATGCTTCATCTGATGCAAAGTTGGGGGAGATTATCATGCGTGAATTCAAGTACAACGTAACAAGAAGAGATGCTCTCGGAAACTCTCGGACTCTATTCCGCACTGCTGCTAAAGAAGAAATAGAGAGTGCGCCAGGGTTGGTTAGTAAAGGTCTAGGCAGCGTAAGGGCGGCAGCGGAATTCGTATTCTCCCCGTTTTTTGGTACAGCAAGAGAGGCAGACAGAGTTTCCCGAAGGCTTGCCAAAATGAAGAACAGGGGTGTAGCAGAAGAGGCGGCAAAACTTCTCTACACGAAAAATG